GGGCGCGAAGGGTTCGTCGAAGGGCAGCGTCACACTCAAAATCAGTTTCGACCTGGAAGGCCAGTCGACGACGATCGAGGCCGACCTGTCGAATCGCGTCCCGCCGAAGCCGAGGGCGTCCACTTTCATGTGGTCGACCGAATCCGGGTTTGCGAATGAGCATCCCCGGCAAAGCAACATGTTCGAAGACGTCAACAGCCGGGAAAGGAAATAATTCATGGTAGAGGCAATCACGGGCGACGCTATCAAGCAGATCAGCGCGCTCACGGGCGATCGTGTCATCATCACAAACGTGACGGACCCGTATGACTCGACGCGAGCGCTTGTCGGCTTTACGGTCGAGCCGGGCGGCGGCGCAAAGCAATTTGACGTCGCGGCGGTCATCGAAAAATTCCGCCCGGCACCGCTGCGCACCATCGGCACGGCGCAAGCGTTCTCGCTCACGTCGTTCATCAACCTCGTTAACCGTCACAAGGGCGAAGATTCGGCCGTGTTCGGCAAAATCCTGGACGATCAACCGTCGTTCACCGCCGTCGTCGACTATTTCCAAGACGAAGGGACGAATTGGGCGGAACATCTGATCGTCTACAACTTCCCGATCTCGCCTGAGTGGAAGGCGTGGACCGCCGCCAACGGCAAGGCAATGAGCCAGATCGAGTTCGGTCAGTTCCTCGAAGATCACATCATCGAACTGAGCGACCCGACCGAGGACGAACGCGAGCAATTCCGCACGCTGCTTTCGACCGAGTTCGGCTCGCCGTCGCAGATCATGACGCTCTCGCGCGGCCTCGTCGTCAACGAAGCGAGCAAGCTCGAAAACGCCAGTGTTCTCCAAACTGGCGAGACGAAGCTGAAATTCGAGACAATCCACCAGGACGAATACGGCTGCAAGCTCACGGTTCCCGGCCTGTTCATGGTCGCGATCCCGCTGTTTATCGACGGCGCTGAAATCCGCATTGCGGCTCGCCTGCGCTATCGGAAGGCCGGCGGCAGTCTGACGTGGTTCTACAACCTCTATCGGCCGCACGTCGTCATGCGCAACCGTCTCGTTTCGGATCTCGCCCACGTCGGCGAGGAGACCGAACTTCCGACATTCGAGGGCTCGCCCGAAAAGCGATGACCTCGCACGAGGCCCCGGCGATTGGGCCGGTGGTGCGCCAGAAAGGGTGAAGGGAGCAGCACCTTGACAAAGGCTGCATGGGCGGCGTTTTCCCCCGAGCGCCGCCCATTTTAGGAAATTGCATATGATCCTCTCGCCCCCGCAAACCGTCATCCTCTCCCCCGAGCGCAGCGAGATCGCTGACTTCATTGGCGAGCGCCGTCAACGCGCCGTAGAGCGCATGGGAGCCCACGACGCACGCGGGGCGCAGATAGACCGCGAGGAAGCCGTAGCGCTGCATGTGTTCGGCGCGCGAGGCGAATCGGCGGCGAGGCTATTCTTTCGCGACGAGCCGGCATGGAACCGGAACAACGCAGACCTCGATCCGAACTGCGCCGACCTGGGGGATTTTATCGACGTGAAGGCGGTTCGGCGGGCCGATCACGCGTTGATCGTGTCGCCACACAATCTGCACGCCGATTGGGCTTACTTCCTGGTCGACGGGAGCGAGCATCCGAAATGGCGCATGGTCGGATGGCTCTATGGGCGAGAGATCAACGCAGGAGGCTTTCTGAGCAAGCCTGACTATCATCGCCCCGTCGCCTATACCGTGCCTCAGGCGGCGTTGTGGCGCAAGCCTATGGCGCTCTACGACGTCTGGAAAGAGAGGGAGGAAGCGAAGTGAAAACCCCGTGCGCCATCCCTTTCTGCCATGGCGGGATTGAGACGAACGAATCCGGAGAAGAAGCTCTATGCGAACGCCACTGGCGCATGTCCAAGGGACCGCTGAGGCGTCGATACGAAGCGGCATGGGAAGAATGCACGCGCAACGATCGCGCTGGCGTATTGGACGAAGACGCGTGCAAGCGCGCATCCGATGCGTGGCATGAACTGGTGGCCTACGTTGTAAGGATGGTGGTCTGAATGAGTGCCGACATTGAAATTCCAATCAACGCATCAAAGTCTGACCCAAAGATTGTCCAGGTCAATGCCAGAATCATCGCGAAAATTATCATGCGCAAGACCGGGGCAAGAGAGATTGCGTCGGCTGAGGCAGCAAACATGATCCTAGATTATCTGGCCTCATGCCTAGCCAGGGCAGCGTCGATAATGTGATGAAACTCGCCATCGCCGAGATTGAATTGACGATCCGGCCAAAAGGGTAGACAAACGAAAAAGGCCCCCGATTGGAAGCGGGGGCCTAGGTATAGTGGGGAAGGAAGAAGCATCCTCCTCATATCGGTTTTCGATGGGGCGCGCAAGCGCAAATGGGGGAGTTCGCCATAATGGCGAGGTTTGAAATATCGTTGCCGCCATCGGCAAACTCGGCCTACATCAACATCCCAGGTCGAGGGCGCGCTCGATCAGCATCCCATGAAAAATGGAAAAATAGCGCCGGATGGGAAATCCAGCTTCAGCGCGTCCCAAAGGTAGCGGGACATTACGCCGTCAATATTTTCGCCCCACAGAAGATGCGCGGAGATATCGACGGGCGCATCAAACTCATTTTGGATTTGCTCGTCGAGATGGGCGTGACGCCAGACGATAGATTCTGCGACCGTTGTTCCATTGAGCGTAGCGGCGACGTGACTGCGGGGAGAGTGATTGTCGAGGTTGAAGATTGCCTTTCCCATGAAGGAATGCCGGAGTCATGAAGCGCCCGTGGATGCCGTTCTATGTGGACGAATTTTTGGCAGATACTCGGCATTACTGGCTGTTTATTTGTGACGAAGGGGGAGAATTATGACATCTCGCCAAAATACGTGGTTCCGATTCTATATAGAAGCGATTGACGACCCGAAGGTGCAGAAGCTTTCGCCTGATATATTCAAAACGTGGGTAAATTTGCTTTGTCTCGCTAGTGCTGGCGATGGAGTGTTGCCTGGAATCGACGATATGGCGTTTAGGCTACGATTGACCAAAAAAGTAGCGACGGACCATGTGAGCAAGCTCCGCGATCACGGGCTGTTAGATGAAATGCCATCCGGCTTATGCCCGCACAATTGGGCTGCCAGACAATTTGTTTCAGACGTTTCAACGGAACGAGTGAGAAAATTCCGAGAGAAACAAGCCGCAACACTTAAGGCAGTTTCGTGAAACGTTTCACTTATGTTTCTCGAAACAGTTTCCCTCTGGATCTGTATCTGAGTCTGTTTCTGTCTCTTCTATCTTGCCAGGAAAGAAAGAATATAAGAAAGGTAGATTATTATACTGAATGGATCAGACGACTAGAAAGGTAGATAGATAAAGGAAGGGTAATATCCATGCATGATCTCCGTCCCCATCAAGTGAAAGCAATCGACATGCTAGTTGCGGCCTTCAGGGCAGGCAAGCGACGGCCGATAATCCAAGCGCCGTGTGGATTCGGCAAGACCCTGTGCGCCGCGCGCATCGTCATTGGCGCTCGCGCCAAGGGAAACCGGGTAGTGTTTTGCGTACCCAGCCTCAGCCTCATACAACAAACTTTCGACCGATTCGTTGAGAACGGGATAGACCCAGGCGACATGGGGATAATCCAAGCGAACCACGCATGGACCCGGCCGCACGCCGGAATTCAAATCGCCAGCGTACAAACTTTGCAGCGACGCGAGTTCCCGTTGACGGATATCGTTATCTGCGATGAAGTGCATTTGGTTTATGATGTAATATGCCGTTGGCAAGATGAACAGCCGGATAAGCTGTTTATCGGCCTTTCGGCTACGCCGTTTTCGAGGGGCCTTGCACAACGTTGGGACTGCCTACTGAAACCTACTTCCATGGCCGACATGATCGCGCAAGGATGGCTGTCTAAGTTCAAGGTTTTCGCGCCGTCACACCCCGATCTAAGTGGCGTGAAAACCGTTGCTGGCGACTATCAGGAGGACCAACTAGGCGAGGCGATGAGCAAGCCCAAGCTCGTCGCCGATGTCGTCGAGACATGGTGCGCTCGCGCCGAAGGACGCCCCACGATCGTCTTTGCGGTCAACCGAGCCCATGCGAGATTGATCCACGATCAGTTCGAAAAATCACTTGTGCCGGTGGCCTATATCGACGCCAACACGGAGAGAGAAGAACGCGAAGCGATTGGGCGCAGGTTAGCTAACCGAGAGATTCAAGTAGTTGTAAATATAGGTACGCTGATTGTCGGTGTAGATTGGGACGTAAGGTGTATTTCGTTCGCTAGGCCGACAAAAAGCGAGATGTTGTATATTCAAGCGATCGGTCGCGGCTTGCGACCTGTCTATCCAAAAGGGTTCGATCCGCAATCTTGCACTGACGAAGAGCGCGCTGCGGCGTGCGAAAGTGAAAAAGGATCGCTTTTACTGCTTGACCATTCGGACACAACCATGCGCCTAGGCATGGTCGACGAAATCGACCACGACGAACTTCTTGGCGGGAAAAAGCCCAAGAGCGAATCCGAGCCTGAGGAAAAGCACATCGGCCTCCCCCACGAATGCGAGGATTGCGGCTGCCTCGTCCCGCCCAAGGCGACCGAGTGTCCGAATTGCGGCCACGTGAATCGACGGCGCGTCAACGTCGAGCAACTTCCTGGGCAGCTCGAAGAATTCCAGCGCGGCGGCAAGCGGGTCAAAGCGCCAAGCGTCAAGGATGCGCTGATAGCGATGGGAAAGGCGGAAGTTTGGGCGCAAATCAAGGGGATGTCCGAGCAATACAACTGGTCGAAAGGCCGTCGTAGCCATGTTTACCGCGACATTTTCGGCGTCTGGCCAGGATACGCGATCGAGGATTTGCCGGCGAAGTTGCCGTCCTCAGAGCTTCTTGGCTGGGAGCGCAGCAAGCGGATAGCCTACGCGCGTTCGATGAGGGCGAAGGAAAGGGCGGCTGGGTAATCCATCCGGGGGGAGTAAGGAAAATGTTTGACCGTATTCAGGACCGCTGCCGCGGAAGGTGGCGAGACATCCTTCTCAGCGTTGGCGTCCCGCCCGTCGTCCTAAACGGCAAGCACCAAGCCTGCCCTTTCTGTGGCGGGAAAGACCGATTCCGCTTCGACGACAAGGGCGGCGACGGTCGATGGATATGCGCCGGATGCGAGAGCGGGAAGGGCGGCAACGGCGTAGACTTCGTGATGAAATTTTTAGGCGTCGATTTCATGGGAGCCAAAGCCCGAATCGACAAGGAACTTCCGTCCGCGCGCGTCGCCCTCCCAAAGGCGACGATGACGCCGCTCGATGTCTCGAAAATAAACGATACGCTGTGGCGGCAGGCGAGCCCGCTGACGGGCTTTGATCCGGGGGCGCTCTATCTTGGCCGGAGGGGGCTCAACCTAAGCCCATGGCCATCCCAGCTACGCCACGCAATCAACACGCCCTATCTTGTCGACGCCAAAACCAAGACTCGCACCTATCATCCTGCATTGCTCGCAAAATTTATCGGGGCGGACAACACGTCGTTCATGATCCAGCGCCTGTACCTGACTGAGAAGGGCTGCAAAGCGAGGGTCGAAGAATGCAGGCGCATGACGCCTGGGAAGGTTCCCGATGGCGGCGCAGTTCGGCTCGCCAACTCGGCGGAAATTATGGGCGTCGCGGAGGGAATTGAAACGGCGATGGCCGCGATGCTGTTGTTCAAGATCCCGGTATGGGCCACGCTAACGGCGAGCTTGATGCAAAAATGGAAGCCGCCCAAGACGGCCAAGAGAATCATGATCTTCGGCGACAATGACCCGGATTTTCATGGCGCTGCGGCGGCCTACGGGCTCGCCTACAAACTGGCGCACGAAGGGTTCGATGTCGACCCGCGAATCCCCGAGCACCAGGGCGAGGATTGGCTCGACGTGTACCAACGAGAGAACGGGATCGAGGATCTGTCGAAGGACTATGGCGACGAGCCGGGCCACGCGGCGGAACCGTTCGCCGAGGCGGTGAGTTTTTGAAAATATCGCTTGCATCATCGGCATAACGGCGGCATAATCCCGCCATGACGAAGAAATACACACTCTTTGGGAAGCGATTCGAGGTTCGCCTTGGGCGTCCTCGAATCGGGGATGAGGGAAAAACTCTCAAGGTGCAAAAGCCCTGGGAGAAGTTGAAGCCTCCGATGTCCAGGCGGACATGGGAACGGCGGCGGAAGGAGGCGAGGGAAAATGTCTGACAGGATGTCGGTTGTTCTGGCGGCGGGAGTTATCTCCTTTGTGCTTGGATATAAAATTGGGCAGGTACTTGTGCCGCCCAGTCAGGATGTGACTTTTGAAAAAGCGTCTCGCGCCTTGGCGTATTCATGCGGGGCATTCAACCAATTAGTGATAGAGGAGTTTCTTTCTCCGGAAGAAGATTGCGATCAAGAGCGCTGGAACGCTAGAATGTATGGGTTTCATGCCCACGACACCCTCGATATACATTTAGGTGCGATAGACGCGTCACCTAAGAACGGAGGAATGTAATGGCTGACATCAAGGATCTTGCGGACGGACGGTCTGCGCTGCTTTGGTTCGATCCTCGCCGGCTGCGGATCAAGGATGGGCTCAACGCTCGCGATCTCGAAACGCCCGAGGCGCGCGCACATATTTCGTTCCTAAAGCAGTCGATCAAGGCCAACGGCTTCCTGCTGTCCAAGGCGATCGAGGTCTATCGATCCCCGGACGACGAGATTTTCGTCACGGACGGGCACTGTCGGTTGACCGCTTGCATGGAGGCGATCGACGAGGGGCTGGCGCTAGAGCGCATCCCGTGCATTGCGGAGCGCAAAGGCACGTCCGAACTCGACCGAATCTTTGGCCAGAACCTCTCGAATGAGGGGCTTCACCTGACGGCGCTTGAACAGGGGTTCAACATCAAGCGCGCGATGGCGCTCGGCGCGACACTTTCAGAAGTGGCGAAGCGGCTCGGAAAGAGCGAGACGCACGTCGGTCACCTGCTCGACCTGCAAGCGGCCCCCGTCGAGGTCCACGACATGATCCGGTCGGGAAAAGTCTCTGCCACACTGGCAAGCCAAACCGTTCGCCGACAAGGCGGCGAGCGCGGCGTGCAATCGCTCCAGGCCGGCGTGGCGACTGCGGCGGCGAAGGGCAAGAAGAAGGCGACGGCGAAGGACATTCCAGTTCAAGCCTCCGCTCAGACGGCGCTCGACGCCGGGTTCGAGGTCAAGGACATCAACGACTGCCAAACGCTGATCCGAGTAGGGACGAACACGATCATTCTGACGCCGGAAGGCGCGCAGCGGCTCGCCAACTTGATCCTCGACCATTTCGCGGGGAAGGACGGTTACGCGCCCGTCGATCGTGAGGCGGCGGAATGAGCCCCCTCTGGCACGAAGAAGCCAAGACCGCTTACGCCAATGGTGTGACGGTCGGAACAATCGCCAAGGCGTTCGGGAAGGCTTGGAACACGGTCGCTTTCGCCGTCGACCACAACAGCGCGCGTGCGTGTCATCGTGGCCGGCTCAGAAAAGCGAGAGAGGCGGGGAGGCAATATCGGGTCGACAACCCGCGGCCGGATGCGCCTAGCGCGACGAAGCGGAGGGTGAGATGACGGCACAGAACACATCGAGCGCCGTCATGGCGCAGCGGAGGATGAAGGACGAACCTCACACGCCACCAACGCGCGAGCAGGTTTTGGCCCCGGTTCGACGTTGGACGACCCGTCGAAAATGGGGAGTCCTTCGCGCGGTTGAGGCTGGCGTTGTCAGCGGCGATGAAGTGATGGAAGCGCACAATATCAGCGCGCAGGAATTTGCGACCTGGACCCTAGCTTGCAACATTTTGGGGACCGACGCTCTCAAAGCAACTGTTCAAAGGGCGGCTCGACCGGAAGGGATCGACGGCGACGGCCTATTGTTGGTTGGTATGGCGCAAGGGCGCGCCGCATGGAACGCATTTCCATTGGATTGCGCCTTGCCGCAAGCGCTTGGAGCGCGATTCCGATTATCCGAGCGAGGTCGCGCCATGAAAGACACCCAACTGTCCCGCGTTCTCGACGCCGTGACGCGCGGCTGCGATTGCACAGCGAAAATCCGAGACGATACAGGGATAAGCACCGCGGCTGTTGCTAACGCGCTGCTTACCCTGTTCCATGACAAGATCGTCGAGCGAGAGCCGCTTGAGCGCCGCGGGGCAGGCCGACCTGGGTTTCGATATCGACTGAGGAGGAAGTGATGGATAACTACTTGGCGTCGACTGCGGTATTCGCCGTTGGGATGGCGATTGCCGTTATGTTTTGGCTTGGTGAACGCCGAGCTAGGTTAGCCGCCGAGTCCGCCCTCGCCGTCGCGATGAAAAACCAGAAGCGGAAGCGCCGAACGCGAGCGGAGATCGAGTCGGAAAAGCGGGAGGAGGAACAACATGGCTGACGCTCGCCACCCCTGGCAGATCAACGCCGAAGACGGAATCTTTCTGCATCGCGTCACTGGCTGGCCTGCTATCGGGTTCACGCGCGACGGAAAATTCGTGTACGTCGCCATCGAACCGATCACCGACGCGTTGGGGCGAGATCCGGCTTTCTCATGTCGTCAGACGTGCGTCAGCCTGGACAGATCGAGGGGGAAGCCATGAGCCGCGGGCCTCATATCAAGGAATCCGAAGCACTCGCCCTCTTGGACAAGCGCGCGCTTCTCGAAGACGCAGCGGAAAAGCTCGGCGCAAAACCAGCAAACCTCCAAGCATGGGCGAAGCGTCGCTGTCGCAGATTCCAGCGGCGCGACGGCGTCGACAAGGTGCACCGATGAGGTGTCGGACGTTTCTCTACTCGCCACACCACATGACGGCGGCCTATGTCGAGGCCGGATGGATCGACCACGGCCCTTGCCCGGCGCATCATGGCGTTTGGAGTGACTGGATTGAGTGGCCGCACGATTCGCCGCCTGTCTATCCGAGGAGCGAGGAATGAACGGTCGCTTCACGCCCCGCGAATGGGCGATCCATGACGCCCAGCCCGTTGAGATCAAGCGGCTGGTTTGGGAATGCGGACTCGTCGTCCCGTATCCTGTCATGGCCGACAACGCCGAGACCGTAGCTCGAATCGAGCGCAGAGACGCGGCACGGAAAATCAACCGCCTCGCTTGCGAGGGAACCCGCAAGCGAGAGCGGCAGAACATCTTCGCGCGATTCATTCCGGCGGTTTGTGGCCGGATCGCCGCCGACCCGTCGACCGATCTAGAATAATCGGCGGAAGGTGTTCAAGAGCCGCACACGCCAGCGAGATCGGATGGGGAATTGTGACGGCCCCCGTCCAATATCGAGCTGTGGTATCGCGATCGCAGCCGAGCGCACGGGCCGCGTCGCGCTTGCCGAAGCCCATGCGGTTGCACCACGCGACGAAGTCTGCGGAGGTCATCGTCACCATCCCATTGACCATCGGAACGCCACGACGACGCCCCACCAAAACGCGAGGCAGGCCAAAATGAACACGGCCCACACAGCGAGGAAGCCGAATCGGCCGGGGGCCGTCATCTTGGGAGGCGGAGGGATAACTCGACGAGGAATCCGGGTAGGGGATGGGAATTCGTCGAGCCAGAACGGGGGTTGAGACATGGCGGGGCCTTTCAAGCGAGAAACGCGATGGCGACAATAGCGCCGGTGAAAACGAGGCCAGCGGCATAGCTGGCGGCGATGATGATGCGGATCATAGTCGATCTCCGAAAGAGCGCGCCCCGTAGGGCGCTGTTGGATTATCCGAATATTTCGATGAATTTTGCGAGTTGGGCGCCCCTGGCGGCGGCCCAGGCGGCGTCCCTGGCGGCGTCCCAGGCGGCGTCCCAGGCGGCGTTGTGGTCTTTGGCGTTGTAGGTCTTGGTCATCTTCATTCCCCTTTGATAGGAGCCCCGAAGGGCTCCGGTTGAGTTAGGCGGCTAGCCAATGCGAACGAACCTGAATACGGGCGATATCGCGGATCGTCTTGGCGTATCCGTAGCGCATCACGTATTCGGATTTGCGGCCGTACCGGATAAGGTTAGAGGCACATCTGGCGAAGTAGTTGAGATAGGTCATTTGCTTGCTCCGTTTCGATGATTTGTTATGCGGCAATTGCCGCACGAAGTCAAGTGCCAAATTAAAAATAGTTTCGCTTTCCGCCATGCGGCCAGTTCTCGATCGTGGCGCTCATGCGAGGGTGGCATAATAATTGGTCATCTTCATTCCCCTTTGATAGGAGCCCCGTAGGGCTCCGGTTGAGCGGTTGTTAGAAACAGGATTCCGGAGCCGCTGCGCACCGTGCGGAATGAACCACGTCAAATGCGGCATTCACAGTCGCATGGTATTTCCGGTTCGAGGCGGCAATCTCCGTATTCGCAACAAACCACGCATTTCTGTATTCCGGCGAAAGCGCCGAAACTTCGAGCGCCTTATCCTCGGCAATCCGGCATTCCTCGACGTTGATCATCTGTGCCTGACGCACCGCCAGATTGTAGGTGGTCTCGTAGGTCTCGATCTCGTAGGTCTTGGTCATTTGCTTGCTCCGTTTCGATGATTTGTTATGCGGCAATTGCCGCACGATGTCAAGCGCCAAATGAAAAATAGTTTCGCGGTGCGAAGCCCGAAACGGATATTGACGACGCGCGCGCAAAGCAATATTGTTCAACGCGTTGCCCGATCGGGATGCGCCGGAAACGGCAGTCCCGTCCTCGGGTTAGCGAATACGAAGTTCGGTCCATGCCCCCTCTGGATTGATCCTTCGTGCGGGGTGGCAGGTTGAGTTCCTGTGTCGAAGCCGCCCCGTTCCTTATTGCGCGGTGGAGCAGCCCGGTAGCTCGTCTGGCTCATAACCAGAAGGCCGACAGTTCGAATCTGTCCTGCGCAACCAGTTTAAGTTCGTCGTGGCGCTCGCTCCCGCGGCGTCTCCCCAGGCGGACCGCGCAAAGAACGCCGCATTCGATAGCGCCACGCCGGTATGGTCGCCGGTCGCATGACGAGCAAATGCGGAAGCCTGGAACCATATTGGAGATCGCGTCATGAATAGTTGTGAACAAGCCCAAGATGGATAGGCTGATCACAGAGACACGGGAGAACCTCGGCAGACTCGAAGCGATGAAGAGGGGGATGTCTCTCGACTATCTAGGACGCCCAGCGTCGGTCTTCCCCATGCTTCGCGGTCAGACGCTGTGGGCATAAAACGCCCGTCTCGCGACCGCCACTCAATCCCGGACGCCGTGCTTGTGCTGGCGAGAGGCGATGGACGAAGCCCAAATCTCTGGCAAGCCCGTTGATTCCCCCAAGACATGTCGTCATATCGAATACCGTGACAGGCAGAGACATGCCCGTGCCAAATAGTGCCGGCGGGAAAATGCCGAGAAACAGGATTTAGCCAGTCGTGGTCGAAAAGCGAAGCACTCCCGACTGGGAATTAATCGAGCGAGAATACCGGGCTGGGCAATTGTCCATAGCCGAGGTCGCGCGGCTTGGTGGAGTGAGCAAGTCCTACGTCATCAAGCGGGCTAAGCAGGACGGTTGGACGCGCAACCTCGCCGATCGTGTCCGGCAAGTAGTGACCGCTCGCGTAGTGACCGACGGAGTGACCGGCGCATCGGCGAGGGAGACCGTCGAGCTAGCTGCGGAGCGCGGTGTACAGATAATCCGCGAACATCGGACGCTTATTGGCCGTGGGCGAGGCCAAGTGCTCAAGCTTTTCGACGCGCTCGACGCCGCCACAGACGAAGAAATTGGCCTCAAGGATAAGTCCGTCGTGCTCAACAATTTGAGCACCGCACTGAAGACGTTCGTGGGCTTGGAGCGTCAAGCTTTTAACTTGGACGACGGCAAGGGCGACGGCGAACCCTCGGCGGCAATCCGCTTCATCGTCGAGGGCGCACCTCCAATCCTGGAAGGCCAAACCATAGAGATTGCAGACGACGGCAATTCGCGGTAACGTGAGACATCATCGAGCGAAGAGGTTTCGACCATGGCAAAGCGCGAATCCGAACACGAAGCCGGCATGAGCCCGCGCAAGGCGTTGGCGTCGAGCAGCGGCAGTTCGTTCGGGGCGAAGTCCTACGCCGAGGCGCACGGCGGAGCGGGCGAGCATCCCGACCACACAGCGCACACCGGCATGAAGGAGACGCTGGGCGACAATGAGCGTGCGACGCCCCCGGCAATCCACCACACGAAGGGCCACCTGCCGGCGCAGGCTGCCCCCAGGCATGGCCCTCATCATCCGGGCGGCTACGGCGAGCATTTCCGCCGCGAAGAGAAAGCGTAGCGCGGTTTCGCTGGCCCAACGCCATAGGAGATCGACATGGCCCGCTATGAGGATTCCCCTGCCGATCGCGCCGATGACAAGCGCATGGCGAAAAAGCGCGGCATGACCATGAAGGAGTGGGAAGCCTCGCCAGAGGACGCCAAGCGTGAAGGCAAGAGCGGCGACGGTATCGAGGCCGGATCATTCCAGACTTCCGGCCGCGACGGCGACCTTGAGCAGGATGAAATGAAGCCGCGCGGCGGCAAGGTTCTCGATCATCACTTTGCGCACAGCCGACCTGTCTGCGAGGGTTGATCCATGGCCGACGCGATGGCTTTCCCGACCGAGCAGACGGCTTTTTCAGCGCCAACGGCGGACGGCCAGGACGATGTTGCGATGGCCGACCAGCGTAACCAGCAAATCCAGCAAGTCTTTGAATCCAACCGCTTTCAGCGCACGATGGCGCAGGGGGTTGGTAAGGCGTTGAGCCAGCAGCAGGCGCAAATCGCGCAACTCGCAGCACAGAGGAAACAGCAGTCATGACCGTAACCCCTATCCTTGGCCAGCCCGTGTGGCTGTATGCGAACAGCGAGCATTTGGGCGGCATGGTGAGGCGCAACGACACGGACCCGTTCGCGGCGCTCGTCGCATCGGTCGAGAACGACCGTCTCATCAACGTGCTGGCGATCGACCATGACGGGTCAATCTTTCCGCTGAGGTCCGTCCCGCTGTTTCAGGGCGACGACGAAGATCTGCACGACGCGCCGTGTCATTGCGAGCTGAAGCCTCCGATTCCGGTCGATCAACCGGCCACCGACGTCAGCCACGATCCGGCTCCGGTCGAAGTCGGCGGCGAATAAAAGGCGGCCGTAATGGCGAAGCTGACCGCGTCGGCGCGCAATGCAATGCCGAAGTCCGAGTTTGCGCTTCCTGGGAAGGGTGACGGCCCGAAAGGAAAGGGCTCTGGCTCATATCCCATCCCCGACGCCGCCCACGCCAGGGCGGCGCTCTCGCGCGGCGCGCAGCACGCATCGCCGGATGAACTGGCGACGATCAAGCGCAAGGTCCATGAGCGGTTCCCGGATATCGGCGGCGATCACAAGATCGCCTACAAGCGGCCACGCTCGGAATGAGCCGCGTCCTGCCGGCCGATGTTGCCGCCCAGGTGCGGCCCGTCCCGTCCGATTTCAACCCGACATTTGAGGATCGCGGAACCCATCTCCAATGGTCAGCGACACTCGACGTCCACGGCGGCGCGCTGATCGACGTGGAGCTTGGCATTTCGAAGCAGCGAGAGGACATCGCGGCGTCAACGGCGAGTCTTCGCGATTCCGCATGGCAGGCCACCGAACTGGCGCGCATCGGCCGCGGGGATCTGTTGAAGCACGCGTCCGTTGGCAGGCACAAGCGAGCGTAGACGATAATTATCAAGCGTAGACGAAAAATAGCTTGCATTTTCTGTCTACGCATGAATAATCGTCTACATGTCTACCGACCCATTTCCTCATTTGCCTCCCAGGCGTCTGTTCGCGACGAACGAAGCCGAACCTGTCGCCGCCGCCACCAGCGGCGCACTGCCGCCAGCCGCAAAGCACGGCTCGATCATCAGTAAGCGGGAGGTTGCTGTGGAGGCTTTAGCCGTGGGGGAGAAGCGTGGTCGCGGACGTCCGAGGTCGACCACGCCGAAGCCGTGGGAAGTCGCGGGCATATCGAGGGCGCTTTGGTATCGCCGAAAAGAAAAGGGAGAGGCAAAATGAGAAAGGGATCCGACATGGGAAATATAAAGGGCCAGTTTCGACAGGGAGATGTCTTGGTCGAGTTCTTTCCGGGGCTGAAAATCCCCGAGAGTGCAAAACCCATTCCTCGCGAAAATGGGGCGACGATTCTGGCCCATGGAGAGGTCACTGGCCATTCGCATCGCTATCTCGGCGAGTCGGCTCTGTTCCGCGACGACGGATCGTCGAGCGGTGGCTACGTCGAAAACACGAAGCCGGACAGGCTTGTCCACGACGAACACAGTGCAACTCCGGAGGCGCTCGGCGTCGGGCGCGTTGTGCGTCAAATGCAGTATTTTCCGCAGGCAATTCGGCGCGTGGAGGATTGACTGTGGCGAAGATCATTGAACTTACGGCAGAACAGCGGGCTCGATTCCCAGAGTTTGTCGAGAAATGGACCAAGATCGGACTTTCCACCGAGCCGGCTGATCGTCCGCGCGCCGAAGAGGCGATCACAATGATGTATCGTGCGGCGGGGTTACCTCCGCCGAAGAAAATAGTATGGTGCGGATCACCTTTATCGCAAGGCATTGTGCGCGCAATCATCATAGACAAGCGACCAAAGCATCCAGGGGACAGCGTCGGGGCCAGCGTCGGGGCCAGCGTCTGGGACAGCGTCGGGGCCAGCGTCGGGGCCAGCGTCTGGGACAGCGTCTGGGACAGCGTCGGGGCCAGCGTCTGGGACAGCGTCAGGGCCAGCGTCAGGGACAGCGTCGGGGACAGCGTCGGGGCCAGCGTCGGGGCCAGCGTCAGGGCCAGCGTCTGGGCCAGCGTCTGGGACAGCGTCAGGGCCAGCGTCGGGGCCAGCGTCTGGGCCAGCGTCAGGGCCCGC